TTCTTCCCACCAGTATTCTGTCCATTCTTCCCACCAGTATTTACCCCAACTCCAACTGAACCAACACCAGTTGCACCAATTGATGGATGTGTACAGGGTGATGTTCTTGTAAGAACAACTAGTGGATATGTTAAAGCAAGAGATTTGTTTATAGGACAAAGTCTAGTATCCTACAGTTTCAATGAATTACCAGATAACTCATCTGTTGATTTTGCTGAGACATGGGTATCTGATACTCTAACTGGATCATCAGTTGTTGAAACAACTATTAGTGCAATTAAGGCAAGAGATGTTGCAACTACTGTAATGTTTAATGGTAGTAAGCAAAGAAGATTCTCTCTAGAGCACTTAATGCTAGTTAAGAGAGATGGAGTATACGCATTTATTCAGGCTGGTGTAATTAAACTTGGCGACTATTTAGTTTATGACATAAATAATCAAGCAACAGATGTACTTGTTGAAGTATTGGGTTATGTTGATGAAACAACAGATGTTTATGACATCACTGTAAATCCTTATTCACTCTTTATTGCAGGAGATCTAATCTCTCATAATAAGAAGGGTGTCTTCCAAGGCCTAACACAAAGAGATTCAGAATAAAATGAACGAAGTAAATCCTTTACACATGCTTAATTTAAAAAATTATGTAAAGGAATCAGATCTCTCTAATCAAAGATTTAATATATGCAAACAATGTCCAGAACTAATAAAATTAACAAAACAATGTAAAAAATGTGGATGTTTTATGAAAGCAAAAGTAATGTTAGAAGCAGCATCGTGTCCGTTAGGAAAATGGTAATGATAAAAGAAGAAATTGCTCCAGGAATTGTTGTATATGATAATGTAATTCCAGATAATGTTTTTTTATATAAAGAAATTCAAAAATTGATGATGGATTCTAAATGGATTACACCTAAATGGTCTTATGCAGAAGTTGAAGATTTAGAAAAAATAACTTCTTTAAAATTAAACAGGTTGTTCTTTGATCATTTTGATCCAATAGAGAAAGACTATAAAGAGTATTATAAGATATTTCCTGAATGGCATGACGTATACGGAATAATGAAATATAGTCCAGGACAAGGTTTTATTAATCATGTAGATGACGGAACCGAATATCATAGAAGAGTTTCAGTTGTATATTATTTAAATGATGATTATATTGGTGGAGAAATAAACTTTCCAAGATTTAATATTAAACTTAAACCAAAAACTAATCAAATAATTATATTTCCATCTATATATGTTTATAATCACTCAGTATCCCCAATTATTGAAGGCGATAAATATGCAGTAGTTAGTTTTCTACGATGAAAGCGCCATATTTATTAAAAACCGTTCTTCCAGAAAAAGAACATAAGGAATTACAAGATCTAGCAATGCATCTTTGGTCAACAGATAAAAGTACATTTGACGAAGGTTTTGGTAGACATCAATGGGCAATTTGGGACGGAACACATAGAGAAAATATAATACCACTTAGAAAATTTCATCAGATGCTTCTACCACTGGCAAAAGAAGAATTTGAATCAGAAACATTACTTCCTTCCTGGTGTTTATTAAGTATCTATGAAGGAGAAAAGGCTAGACTTTGGAAACATGTTGATGATAATGCTTGTACATACCATATGAATTATACAATTTTTCATAAAACACCTTGGGATTTTTATGTTGAAGGAATAAAGTTTCAACCAGAAGAAAATGATATGGTTATTTCATACGGGAATGATCAACAACACTGGAGAGAGGAATTCCCTGACCCAAAGAATAACCTAGTTGCAAATGCTTTTTTCTTTTATGTAGAGCCAGATCATTGGTTTTTTACAAAAGGCCCACAACATTTATATACTGGAATAAGAAATAAGGGATGAAAAAAATATTAGTTAGTGTTGTCAATTATTGTGACCCAGAGTTTTATTCTACAATGTTTTCTTTGTGGCATCAGGCAAAAAATAAAGAGGATCTGTATTTTTCTATAGTTTCAGAAGATAATACTAAATATGATTTATCTTTTATACCAAAAGAACAGTTATTATATAGGCACTTTGATCTTTCAGAGTATAGGGGTGGTGTCTGTTGGGCTAGAAACTTGGCAACTCAAGTTAATGTAGATTATAACTATTTTATACAGTTTGATTCACACACCTATGCAGCACCAGAATGGGATAGGTTTGCTGTTGAAAGATATGAAAAATTAAATATTAATAATGAAAAATTTATTATTGCATATGCCCCAGCAGAGTATAAAATAATGTCAGACGGGTCAATTAATTTTGTTACAGACTGTAAAGTATCACTGTATGGATTTTTATTTAATAATTTAGTTCCAGGATTTCAGTTTCCAGGATACAGGGTTTTAGAAATAGAGGAAATAGTTCGTTCGTATTGGGCTACATGTTGTTACCTTTTTGCACCCAAGCAATGGATTGATGAAGTTGGTATTAGCGGTAAAGAATCATTCAATACTGAAGAGTTTGCTTTATCTTTAAGAACTTATGCAAAAGATTGGAAAATTTACTCTATTGGCACAAGGGATGTTTTTCACAATCAGTCGCATGGACAGGCAAATGGATCTGTAACAAGAGAAACGCTTAGGCCTTGGGCAGACGGCAGAAAAGAACACTACTGGAGCCATGTTGAAGAATCAACTAATAGACTGTCTATGCTAATGTCTGGTCAATTAGAAATTCCAAAAGAAAAAGTTTACAATTTTCTTAAAGAGTCTGGTATAGACACAAAATACACAGACTTTATTCCAAACTACAGTTCACATGTTGTAGTTGAGCCTAGGGCACTTGGCATGCCACCAAGAAGGAATTAGCGAGGAAACTTAGCCATCCATTCCTTAGTCTTTGGAGTGATGCCTTTCCAAGAAGACCAGTCGTCCCCACCCTTTGTCATGTAGTATGCAATTTCAGCATTCTTGACGGGATTAAATAATTCAGCGTTAGAGTCAAGATCAAACTTGTCCCTACGATCAGGACCAAGTGTATCAATCATATTAATTTGGAACATACCATAAGACGAATCCCCAGTCTTGTGATTGCCATTAAAGGCCAATGGTCGTCCATTAGATTCTTTCTTTGCTACTGCCCAAGCCACAACAAGGTCTTTACCCTTGAAGCCAACTAGGGAAAGCAGTTCCTTTAGTTCTAAATCTGTTAGAGAAACCTTATTTTCAAAACTCTCTAACTTTTTTGCTTTAGAAACCAAAAAAACCTCTTTCGAGGTGGTTTCCGATGTCTGAGCCTGTTTCAGGCTAAGGTTATTCTTAGTATCAAAATCTGAAATAGCATTAGCAGAATTAGACATAACTGTTACTAGTGCTACGATACTGAGTGTGCTAATGATCTCTTTGTTTCTTTCGATAAATTTAATCATAGTTTCCTCCTTAGAAAACAACAACACCTTGGTAGGTGTTACTTACTAGTATAACATAAAAATTTGTCAAAAGTCAACTTTAGAGGGTGGTATAATAGAAATTATGGCGCAATCATCATCTAATTATCCTACTATGAAATATCCTATTGCTTCTGATCCCGTGAACGTACACGGAGACTTTAAAGTATTAGTTGATGCTTTAAATGATATTTTGCCTCCACTAGGCTATGGCGCAGCATATCTTGATGCTAGAAATACTACAGGAGCAGCAATTGATACTGGTACACCAGTTTTTATTAGCGGAAGTCTTAGTGGAAAATCATTAATAGAAAAATATAATCCATCAAGTGTATCTCACAATCCAGATATTCCAATATTAGGGTTAGTAAAAAGCAGTATTGCAAATAATACAAATGGGCTTGTAATTGTTTCTGGTGTTTTAGAAATGAATACAACAGGTCTTGGTCTTCCTGGCACAAGGGTTTATGTTGATGAAAGTGGAACACTTGTTTCAACCCGTCCAAGTACAGGACCAGCAAGATATGTAGCCGTTGTTGCCATTCAGTCAGTTAGCGGTATGTTAATAGTTCAAACAAAAGGAAACGGCACTTGGGGCGCTCTCAAAGACGGCCTGTCGTGATATAATAAACTATGGCAACTTTAAGAGGATCTCAAACATCATACGATATTGGCAATGCACCGCCAACAGTTATTTGGACTGTAGTTCGTGGAGATACTTCTGGGTTTAAGGTTTATGTAACAGATGATGCTAAAGTTCCTTTGATCCTAAAAGGCGCGGGATCTGAATGGGATATTGCTATGAAGATTAAAAGACCTACTTCAACCCCTGGAATTATTACAGATGCTGCGACACTAGTTTTAAATTTATATCCAGTTGCAGATGAAGATGACCTAGTTGGAGAGTTTACAGTTTGGCTAACAGCAGCAGAGTCAGTACAACTTCAAACAGGAGACATCTTTGACATTCAAGTGTCAGACCCTACAAGAGTTTGGACGGTTGCTCAGGGTAGCCTAAAAATTCTTGAAGATGTAACAGATTAATGGCCACAGCATTAATACTTGATAAACTTAACGGCAAAACAAAACAAATTTTTCCTATTGACTATCCATTAATTCAGGTAGAAGACTTTACAAGAAACACTTTGATTACAGATATACTTCCTTTTAGAGTTAAGTTTTCAGCCATTCAGATTGTGGCTATTGGTTTAGGTAATACTCCAGCAATCCCACTACAGGTTATTGGCTACAGCAACTATATTCTCTAATTAGATAATTAAAAGGGTGATATAATTACCACATGGCTAAAATATCAATTTCAGATGTAAAAGGTTTATTCCAAACAGGTGATAGACCAACTCAAGAAAATTACGTAGACTTAATTGATACCGCTTCAGCCCAAGCAACAGATTTGGGATCAAAGGGTAACAACGAAAATGAAGTCAACGGCATTGAAAATGTAACTGTCATTGATAACTTTGATGCTACAGTTTGGCGCATGGTCAAGTATATTATTTCAATATCAAAGACCTCTGCAGGGGACAACAAGTTCTATGCAACTGAATTAACAATTCTTGTTGACGGTACAAATGTATCAGTCAGCGAGTACGGCACTATCGACAATGATGGGAATATTGGCACCATTGATGTCTCTCGCACTGGAAATACCGTGGCTATTACAGTCACTCCAGATCCTGCGATCAAGCCAGTCACAGTTCGTTACGCACGAATTGGACTTAAGGCGTAATAAAAGGAGATATAAAAAATGGCAACAGTAAATAAAGATTTTAAAATTAAGAGTGGTTTAATCGTTGAAGGTACAACAGCGACAGTTAACGGTTTTGACGTTCTTACAAAGAAAACAGCAGATCAAAATTATATTATTGATCTTATTGGTGGTACAGCAACATCTGCTAACACAGCAAACACAGTTGTAAAGCGTGATGCTAATGGAGATTTTGCTGCTGGTGATATTACAGCAGACTTGATTGGTAACGTAACTGGAACAGTTTCTTCACTTTCAAACCATGACACTGCAGACCTTGCAGAAAATGCAACAAATAAGTATTTTACAAACCAGAGAGCGATTGATGCTAACACTGGTCTTTGGGATACAGTTGGAGCAGCAGCAACAGCACAATCAAACGCTGAAGATTACACAGATGCTCGTGAAGGATTAATTACAACTGCTTATGAAGCATACGCTGACCAAGCAGAAGTAGATGCTAAGGCTTACACAGATACTCGTGAAGGATTAATTACAACTGCTTATGAAGCATACGCTGACCAAGCAGAAGTAGATGCTAAGGCTTACACAGATACTCGTGAAGGATTAATTACAACTGCTTATGAATCATACGCAGACACAGCAGAGGCTGATGCAAAGTCTTATGCTGATGGAATTGTTGGTACAGTAGCAGGAGATCTTTCAACACACGAATTAGACACTTCAGCACACGGAGTAACTGGTAATGTTGTTGGTACAACAGATACACAGACACTTTCTAATAAGACACTTGGTAGCGATCTTGCTGCTGGTGGTTACAAGGTATCTGGTCTTCTAAATCCTTCAGCAAACCAAGATGCAGCAACAAAGTCATACGTTGATACAGCAGTTGCAGACTTAATTAACGGAGCACCAGAACTGCTAGACACTCTTAATGAGTTGGCCCAAGCAATTGGTGATGACGAAGACTTTATTACAACAGTTACAACATCAATTGGAGAAAAGGTAGCAAAGGCTGGCGACAGCATGAGCGGAAACCTTGACTTTGGTGGAACAAATAAGGTTACAAGCCTTGGAGCACCAACATCTTCAACTGATGCAGCAAATAAGGGTTATGTAGATGGAGAAATTACAACTGCTCTTACAACAGCACAGGGTTATGCTAATACAGCAGAATCTGATGCAAATTCTTACACAGATGGCCGTGAGACAGCAATAACAACTGCTTATGAGTCATATGCTGATGATGCAGAGCAAGATGCTAAGGACTATGCAGATGACTTGATCAATGATGCATCAAACCTTTCAACAGAGGTTTGGTCAGCATATAAGACAGCAACAGAAATTAGTATTGCACAGCAAGCAGCAACTGATGTAGCAAACAGCCTTATAACAGACGATGTAGCAGAAGGTTCAGCAAACCTCTACTTCACAAACCAGCGAGCAATTGACGCTGTTGGTGGAACAATTGAAGATCAGATTGATCTTATTGACACAGATGATATTGAAGAGGGCTCAACAAACCTTTACTTTACAGATGCTCGTGCCAAGACTTCAGCAGCAGCCCTTTTGACTGGTGCAACACTAACAAATATTACAATCTCAGGCACAGGTTCAGGACTTACTATTACCGCAGAAAACGGTGTAGCAGATTCTGATACTAATGATCTTGCAGAAGGAACAGACAATACTGGTGCTGGTGGAGCAAATAACCTTTACTTCACAGCACAAAGAGCAGTAGACGCTCTTGAAGCAGTTGTTCCAAACTTCACAGCAGTTGAGTTAAACTCAGTTGCTAAGCAGGTTGCAGCAACACTTTCAGCACCTACAGCAGGAATTCAAGTAGCACACGCCTTCGCAAAGGCTGACTACCGTTCAGCAGAATACCTTGTAAAGGTTGCCTACGGAACACATACTGAAATATCAAAGGTCCTTTTGACACTTGACTCTTCAGATAACATTGCAATCACTGAATACGGAATTGTTGGAACAAATGGCTCAGCGTCATCAATTTCAGCAGGTATTTCAGGAGCAAACGTACAACTACAGGTAACAACCGCTAACAATGACTCAACAGTTACTGTTATGGGAACACTTCTAGTTTAATAAAAAATAAAAATAGTTGGAAGAAGGAGTAGTAAATGGCAATAGTCGATAAAGACTTCAAGGTCAAGAATGGATTAGTCGTAGCAAACGGCGGTACATTCGGAGGCGCAGTAACAGTAGGAACTCCTACTATCAATGCCCACGCAGCAACCAAGGAGTATGTCGATAGTCGTTCAATGGCCGTAGGCTCTACTGCTCCCTCTTCACCAACTAATGGAACAATGTGGTTAGACACTGCAACAAACAGAGTTAATTTCTATTATGATGGAGCATGGTATACCCAGGCCACTATTGATGATACAAATAATTTACCACAACATATTCACGATACCGCAATTGATGGAACTGGTTTCATAGTATCCCAGTTCTATGAAGGTGGATCATTCAATAGCCCATTGGGTGTAGGTTTGGATGCAGGCAGCCCCTCTTCAACAGAGTGGACAGTTGTATTCGATGGCGGTAGTGTAGTAGATAACTTCAATTAAAAATTGGGTGTTATAATAAGATAAGTTAATGGGCAGCCCCCATAAAGGAGAAATAAAATATGGCAACAAGAATGCAACAGCGCAGAGGAACAGCAGCGCAATGGACGGCTGCAAACCCAACTTTGGCAGCAGGAGAAATTGGTTTTGAAACCGACACAGTTAAATTTAAAGTAGGTAACGGTTCTTCTGCATGGGCATCCCTCAAGTACTTTACAGATGCAGAGTCAATCTTGGGTGGTCTTTCTGGAATTGATTTACCAGCAACTCTTGATACACTTAATGAATTAGCAGCAGCCATGGGAGACAACCCAGCATTCTTAACAACAATAGCAACAAACTTGACAAACCATGCTACAGACACAACTGATATCCATGGTATTACAAATAC